GATGTTGAAAATGTCAACACGTTTGTGAGCTTAGATCCAATAGATCCCTCTTCATTGATAGCATCAACAATATAGAATGGATCAACCACCTTATAAGAATCGGAGAGATCTTCAACCTCTCCGATGATCTGTTCACCATTCATTAAGTTCAGAATCCGAATCATTATAACCTCACGTTGTAAATTTCGTAATCAAATTGTTCTGCGTCATAGATCTTAGTTCGTTCTAAGAAATGTTTGAGTGTAAAGTTCTGATAAGCTTTATAAGATAGATCATCTACGATATCATACAGAACTGCGCCGTGTTCTTGTTTCTCTTCATGGAGTCGAAGCATACGACCAATCGACTGTAGAACTTTAATCTTAGACTTAGACGGAGAAGCTGCAATCATATGATGGAGGCGATTGATACTCACACCAGTGGATGTAGTACCTAATGAAGCCAGCAGGATTGCGTTCTCTTCTTCCTCTATCGCTTTTCGAATCGCTTCGCGATTATCACCACTAACAGAGCCATCAATGTAAAACACGTTATGATCTGTACTTCTTGTGATGAGATCATAGAGTGTTTTTCCATGATCCACAATTCTAAAGAAAACAAGCTTATTCCCCTTTAGCGAGAGTCCGAGGTTCTTGATGAACTTGTTCCGAGACTCGTTGCTGATGAGGAAATCAATTTCTTCTTGATATGATTTACCTCTAATGCTTTTGCTGGTAAGCTCGTCGTATTTGAGGACGATACACTTGATTTTGAGCTTGGCAACGTATCCTTGGTCCATGAGTTCTTTTGTGCTGACTGCTTTGTATTTTGGACCAAAGAGCCCTTCAATTGTGGCTTCGTTAAGGGGTGAGCCATCAAGGGTGCCAGTAGTGCCAAAGCGATATTGGCAGCTAGTAAGACTGCTAAGAATTTGTATAAGTGAGGTAGCTTTTGCACCATGTGCCTCATCTCCAAAAACAACACCGAACTGTTGATACCATGGCTTGAGCATCTTGCTCTTACCGTTATTCAGCGACTGCCATGTTGTAATGACTAGATCTGCTGGAATATCATTTGATCTATTTATTCCTTCTGTAGAACAATGGATCTTGCCAGTGTATCCATAGTCTCGAAAGTCGCTTTCCATCTGATTTACAAGACCAATGGTAGGAACAATGATCAGACCTTTATGTCCGAACTGTTGATACCATCTCATGATCACATAGATCATAAAAGACTTACCAGAAGAAGTAGGACTGACAAGTGTTCTACGTGTAGATCTGAGACACTTCAGAATCGAGTCAAACTGATAATCTCGTTGCTGGTATTTTTCAGGAATGTTGAGTGAATCGATAAACTCTTTCAGCTCATGCTCAGAAATATTCTCGTAAAGTAGCTCATCATCAAACGAGAAGTTATAACCACGAGCATCGCAGAACTTCTTGATTCTCTGAGCAAGTCCAGCATAACATGTACCAGACAAATTGTTGATCAGTCGAATCTTACCGTCCCAGACTCGTGCTCGATACTTGGGATTAAACTTATAGCCATCTGCAAAGAATGTAAATTGGTCCGACAACTCCATGATTGTCGAAGGCTCTGCGCATACTTTTACATGTACTCTATCTATGAACTTTAGGTGGACATCACTCATTAAATACCAACTTTGAACTTCTCCCAATCAATAGCAGACTTAATGTTAAAGCCACGGTTCGTGAGAGACTTAATAATGGACTCAAGAAGCTCAAGCTTCTCCTGTTGAATGCCGATCTTGAGTGTAAGATTAATCACTTCATTATCAGCATCAACATAATTATTCACGTCCGAACGAAGGATCTTACCCTGAGGTGGTAGTTGCCAACCCTTGGCATGAGTCTCTTCAGTCGGTCCCATAGTAAAGAACTCGTGTTTGGCAAGCTTCAATTGCTTGAGCTCAGCCTCGTACTTACGAAGAATCAATCGTTCATTCGTAAAGATCTTAAAATACTTATGATGGAGCTTGGGAATGCGCAGAACTTCGTCGCCGAGCTCTGAACGATCGATGCGGGAATCCTGTTCCCATTCGGTAAAGATATCTTCTAGTTTCATAGTATAGTTCTATCACAGATTACAAAAAATGTCAACCAATCATTTCAATATCATATCTTAGGTATCGAAAGTCTGCAGTGCACTGAATGTAGTTGACATCGGTGTCAGTTGTGTTAAATTCTAAATCACCGAGTGAAGTTGGAAATGCGTCGTGGAAGTGCACTCGAATATTTGGACGCATAGAACTATTCATAATCAAAATAGTAATATCTGAGAGAACACCAAGAGGATCTCCTGGAGATTGTTGTTGTAAAGCTTTATATTGATCAAAGCTTACTGGTGAACCAAGACCTACCATCCAGTTATGAATTTCAAGATAGTCATCCATATCTTCACCTACTCTAAAAGTAATTGAAAGTGGATTATAAGTCAGACCATCTGAGTTTGGAATTCTTACAAATGGAGTTGGAAGATCGATCTCACCGAGCTGTAGGCCAGGAATACGTACTTCTTGTACATGAAAGCTCAAGTTAGGAGCACGCGCAAGAACAAACTTAAATCCTAGTGGAGATAGAAAGTTCTTATTTGCTGGAGTGTTGATAGCAGACATAGCATTCCTTAAAGGCTTAATCTCATTATACCATAGCTATTTATAATGTCAACAGATAAAAAGAAGGGGGACCTTTCGATCCCCCTTCCAGTTCCGGTTGGTTTACCCCAACTCTTATGATTACATAAGGTTCGAGATAAGAACGCGACGGTAGTACTTGTTCGAATCCTGCTCAAGAGTTGCAGTTGCGTCAGCAGCTGTTGTACCCTTAGCGAATGGATTTGGAGCCATGCCGTAGCGTGTCTTGAAGCCGATCTTTGGCTGGAATGAGCCTGGATCAACTGCACGAACCATCTGTAGTGGAACGTATGGGCAGTAGAACAGACCAGCGTCATATGGGTTCGAACCCTTATAACCAACTACCAGGTAGTTTGTGCCAGCATATGGATCGATGTAAACCTTGATGCGTCCGTTGATAACACCAGCAAATGTGTTGCCTGTGTCGTCAATGTTCAGCGAGTTTGTGTTCAGAGCTGGAGCATAGTCCAGAACACCAGCCATCTGAAGTGCCGAAGCTACGTCCGACGAACAGATGATGATGTTACCCTTACCACGACGAGTTTGCTTAGCAATCTGGTTGCATTCACGCTCGATTTGGAACAGGAGACCCTTGAACTTTTCAACCATCCAACGACCGTTTGAATCGGTGTCGAGGTCGAAGAAACCAGCTGTTGTTGTGCCGTCAGCAGCACCGCGCTCAGCAGTGATAATGATCGAACGAACAACTTCGCGGTTGATTTCTGCAAGAATTTCAGCTGACAGAATGTTTGAAAGTTCTGTTTCAGCGTCAAGGCCGTGAATTGCCTTCAGATCCTGTGCAAGTTCTAGAGTGTATTCTGCCTTCAGAGCGCGAGTCTTAGCAGCAACAGTTACCTTCTCGATCGAGAAGCCCATTTCTGGGAAAACGTATGTGCTGTTAGCGCCAAGAAGTTCACCCGAACCAAGCAGAAGACCCATTGTGTAGTTATAGGTCGAGTTGCCTGCGTTGTTCGAAGCGCCTGGAGCTGTACCAACAGTGTTAGCACCAACTGCAGTTGCCGAACCAGCACCTGTGTTAGCTGCAGAAACGCCTGCACCTAGACGTGAAGAGTGGCCTGTGTTTGCTTCGTTGTAGAATGCTTCATCGCCAAGAGCTGTCGAGTTAGCATACTTCGAACGCATTGCGAAGATAAGACCGGTTGGGCCCGACATTGGCTGAACGCCGCAGATGTCGTAAGCGATCAGGTTTGGCATCGAACGACGAACCAGCGAGATAAGTACTGGGTCGAAGTTTGCAGCGTTACCTGCTGTGTTGATGTGTGTAGCTTCACCAAGAAGGTGTTGCTGACCACCCTGAGCAGCCGACTCACGAAGAGCTTGCTCAGTGTTTTCTAGAATTTGTGCGGTTACGTAACGCTTGTGTGCGCTACCGATCTCTGGGAGATCAGTGTGCTCAAGCACTGGCTTCCACTTGTTTTGTAGTTCCTCAGCTAACATTTTATTCTCCCTTTACCTTTCTGGGCATTTGGTATTTTATTTATTACTTTACGTTTCTTGAAATCGCAGATACGTAGTGAGACATGTGAGCAGGTACTTCTACCGGCTGATCTACACCATTTTCAGCTTCTTCAGTAACAACACCGGTTGAAACTTCCTTCTTCTCCGAGAAGTACTTGTCCTTGATGATGTTTAGCTTCTTGGCATATGTGTCAGCATCGCTGAACTCAAGGCCTTCTGCTAGAGTGCGAAGCTTTTCAACCTGTGTGGCTGCTAGGCCTTCGCTTACTTCGTCGAATGTAGCTTCCTTGGTTGCTTCATCAAGAATTGCTTGAAGCTCAAGTTGCTTATTCACGGATTCGTCAAGCTTACCTTCAAGCTCTTCGATTTCTGCCTGAAGTTCGCCGACAACGTCGAGCTTTTCATCAGGCACATTGATGTAGCTTTCTGCAAACAGATTACGTAGACCTTCCATGAAGTCTTCTGCAATGTTTGCGCGGATCGACGATTCGATAGCAAGCTTGTTATCTTCGATCCATTGCTCCACTACGTAGTCAAGATATTGATCAACCTTTTCGGTCATCTCTTCCTTGACAGCAACTACAGCTTCATCAAGCTTAGTTGCATATTCTTCTTCCAGACGAACTGTTTCAAGGTTCATACGAGCTGTAACAGCAGCTTCGAAGATTGTCGAAGCCTTTTCCTTGAACTCTTCCGAAAGATCATCGCCACTAAACATTTCAGCAACGTCTTCCTTTACGGCACCAAGTGTAGCAGCTGGCATCTGACCAAGAGCTGGTCCGCCACCAGGAGCTGTTGCCGAAGGAACACCATCTGGGCTATACTTCTTAATTGAATCGTTGAAGAGATGTGATAGGTCTTCCTTACCAAGCTGAGCAAGCAGCGAAGTAAATGTGGCCAGCATCTCAATACGAGTTGGGTTAGGCTTCAGAGTTTCCGAAGCAGCCGATTCATCGAGAACTTCATCAAG